ATGCGTATATTATCCGTTAGTGAGGTTTCAGATATTTCTGGAGGTAACGCTCTGACGACAGGTATGTCATTTGGGGCTGGTGCAGGTGCTTTTTGGGGAGTTATGGGCGGCTCTACTTCATCATTGATTCTTGGTGGGTTTACCGGCGCAGGGGCATTGGTTGGTGCTGCGGGGGGAGCAGGTTGGATGGTAGGAACGTTTATTCATAATAGGCTTGTATCTGCTTACCCTAGGATTTTTTAAGGAGAAATAATGATGAATATACGTGAGTTAGCATCTTCGGAAATAATGCAAATTGATGGAGCTGGTTGGATAAGTGGCCTGAATAATTGGATGAGTGACACGGCTCAATTCGTCAATACAGGTACTGCCATTGGGACGGTCGGGGGGTTTATTAGAACTGGGACCCTTGTTGGTGCAAGCCGAGGCGGGTTTATTGGAGCGGCTGGTGGATTTGCTGCGGGATTAGGTTGGGGTGTCGGGACATTGATTCATGATAGAATCATATACCCTTACGCTCGACTCTAAGTTAATTTTCTCTGTAAATGAATGATGTTTTGTGGGTGCCATTTTTTGGGGCACCCACCTTTAAGAGTGATAAAATGAACAAGTTTAAAGCGATGATAATTGCATTTTATAGTTCTATTGAATCTTCTTTTGAGTCAGCTTTTTTAAAGGAACGGATCACTAGGTTACGGATGAAAATTAGTTTTCTGATTATTTCTATTTTTGTATTTTTAGTCATTTTATTTACAGAGATAGATGTTTCTTCATCCGGTATTGGAGGGTTGGTGATACTTGGGAGCATTTATTCAGCAGTTTTATTCTTCATAAATCATTACCTTAATAATCGTTTTAATCCCGATGGGAGTCTAAAGAAAAAGAAGGATGCCTCTGAGTAAGGTCATCGACTTCTAATCATGCCAGCAAATGCCCATTTAAATCTAAAAGTGAACATATGAATTATAGTAGAAATAGCAATGATAGCAGGGTGATTTTTTTAATAGTCGCTATAATTCGGCGCTATAATTCTACTGGTCTGGGGTTTTTCCGCACTCCTTGGATTGGATATGCAATCAGGGGGAAGCTTTTTTATTAGGTGCAATAATTGTTGCCGCTCTCTTCATTCTCTTCATTGTCTCACTTATTTTTGGAGGAGATAGGGAAATAATCCACATCAGAAAAATTTGGCCGATTCTGCTTGCGTTAGCTTGGGCCTGCTTTTGGCCCGCACTGAATTACTGGTCATCTCAAACACTCTTTGGGCGCTTTGATACTCCTTGGTGGGCAACCTGGTATACGAAGGGAGGTGTACTTTTCGCCATCATCGGCTTGGGATATTTAATAAATAAGATATTTGAAGACTTCTAACATCATTTAATAATTTCGTTTTATTCCTGGCGCTTCATCATGGCAAGGATGGGAACATGAAGCTTGCCTAAGCGCTTCTACTCTAAGGTGCCGGCACTGACGCTGCCCACCAGAACGTCTACGTGGGTACCGGCGATCTGCACATAGAAATTCACCACGATAGCGGCAGCGTCGGTGTTACTGATTTGCAAGGCGCGTAATTCTTCGTCATCGCCGCGTTCACTGCCGACGGTAAACAGCGTGACCTTGCCTCCTGCACCGGTGGCGTTGCTGATCTGCGCCGCGAAGTTACCGACGCTTTGCACAAAGGATTGTTTACTGGATTTGGCCATGCGTTAGAGTCCCCCTCCAAAAAAGTAGTCATCGTTGCCACCCCCACCGCCTCGGAGGGCGATCCCGTCCCCCTCAGCGGGCCAGGCGCTGCCGTCGTACACGTAAATCAGCCCGTCCTCGCTGACCAGATAGGCCGCGCCCGCGGTGAGCGAATGAGGTAGAAGCGCGTAATCGGCCACCACACCGGCGAGCACAATGCCAGCGCGTGTGTTGGTAATCACCCCGTTGGTGATATCGATCCCGGCCCCACCTTCGTACACCAGGACACTGAGCAGCGGCACGTCGGGGTTGCTCACATCAATCGTGACGCCGCGACCGGCATTGGCCGTCCCCAGCGGCGTGCCCGCCTTCATGTAAGGCAGATCATTCCAGGCGGTGAGGCCATCACCGATCTTCAATTGTCCCGTGTCGGTTTCTAAACCGAATTCGCCGCCGAGCAGCCGCTCATTACGCAGCCTCCATGTCGCCGCACGCCCGCGACGCACCACAAAGCGGTATTGCAGGGTGTCAGCCATCCAGATTGCCTCCATCCACAATAACGCCCTCAAACACCGGCAATGCCTCGGCAGCACTGATCGTACTGTCCTGCGGCGGCGGATCGGTCGGTGTGTACACAAAGACATGGCGATGCGTGTGCAGGCTCGTGCCGCTGTTGTCGATGGTCCATAGCTCCAGCGTCACCTGGCCGGTGGTGTTGAGTGAGACGGTGGCGCTGTCGGCACCCATTCTGGTGTTCTCGACCAGCAGCGCCCCGCTGCTGTCTGTGAAGCGCAGCCCGTAGCGTTGGTTGCGGGGCAAGGTGACACTGCCCATGCGGTCGTCAACCAATTGGTCGGCTTGGGTGAGGCGCGCCCGATGTGCCCACGTCACCACGAACTCCCCAGACACCGCCTCAGGCCACTGCGCGGCGGCGATGGTCACGTTCCCAGGGGGATAAGGCCGCGCGGCGCGTCCTACGAATGTCAGGGGGAGTGCGGTGGCAGCGGCTAGCGACAGCTGCGCACTGCCGGTATTGGTCAGTAATGCCACGTTGACCGTTTCACCGTTGACATATTCGGTGAGATCAGCCGCAGCATTCTCTTCGTAGAACCAGATGCGCTCGTCGGCTGCATGGATTGCAGCGACCGTGTCGCCACAGCCGCGCCCCAGGGTGATATGCAGCTCGCGACCGACAGGGGTGATGCGATCCACGCGCACGATTTCGCTCCCCCACAGTGCGGCGCTGCCAATGGCAACCTGGTCGAGCCGATACGGATCGGTGAGGGTAAATTCGGTCGCAGTGCGCGTGACATCACCGGCAACGATCCGTGCGCAGGGGCACCACTCACCATCACCGGCCACCTGATACACACCGGTGCCAGGGTCAACGTGCAGCGTGTAATTGCGGCTGGTGGCCGGATCTTGTGCGACGGCGAGTAGATAACTGGCGTCCGCCGCCAAGGCGCTCAGCTCGCGACTCGGCAGCGAACGCACCAACTCAATGTAGGGCGCCTCAAAGACGTGCTGTGAGGTGATCGGCAGCGGCGGTTGCGCGGGCACGGCCCCACGACTGGCCGCCATCTCCACGCTGGAGGACGCCGGTAAGCGGTAAATATCCTGCGTCAATAACAGCGTGATGGCACCGCTTTTCAGCGAGCCGCTTTGAATGCTACCGACAATGCACACCATGTCAGCAACCCCACGTTTGGGACACTGCAAGCGCACGTACTGATTCAGCCGCAGCGCATAAGCGGCACGTGTGGTTTTCAGCGCGAAGGTCCGCAGTGGGGTGGTGCTGGCACGCAGCTCCCGGGCGGCGATGCGCAGCGCCAGTGATGCGGTTGGAATTTCCGGAGAGTCAATCGTCTGGTGAATGACACCATAGGTCTGTACCAACGCCAGATCCTGCACCGGCGGCGTCGTGATGTCGGCTTTCTGGTCGGGGTCAAAATACGTGACCGACACGCTATTGACCGCATTGTCAAACACCGAGGGATGTTCCCTCCATTCCAGGATCGCATCGTCGGTGAGGATCGGCAGCGCCTCCAGCGTATAGAGGCCGTTAGCAATGTCCAGGTGCAGCTTACCGTCCGTGCGATCGCGCGACACGCTACACCCGCCGAGCCGTTGAATGCGGGTGCTAAAAGCATCGGCTGACTCGACCGCTGGATCAAAGCAGGTACAGATGCCAAATCCCTCAGCGTGGTACCAATCGGCCCCTGCACGGAAGCTGGCCGCGTCGATCCCATCTATCGGCTCGCGGCCCATCTCAGCGTTAGTGTTGGCATAGTAGAGAACGTGCGCGACGTTCATCGCCAATAAGCCCGTGAAGATCGCCGCGCGGATGAGGCCTGTCATGATGGCCGTATCACCGCCCTGCACCACTGCCGACGTCGTCCCAGGGACGTTGTGGACCATGTCGGTATACGTGGTGTCGGCCAGATCGATAGTGATGCCGTAGCACCGCAGGTGTGCCACCTGATCCACATCCGCACGCGCGGCCTGGGCGTTGGTGGCTGATGGCGGGTCCGGCACGCCATCGGTCACAAAAAATGCCACGCGGACCGCATTGGATGGTGCCGCGGCGTAAAAGCTGGGCATGTCCATCGTACCGGCGGGGAAATAAGTGCCATACAGCACCTGGCGTGCGCTCACCCATGATTTCAGTTCAGCAATGCCCTGTGCAGTGCAGTTGCGCCGTAGGAGTGTTTGGCGTTGATCTGGGGCGTTACCGAACCCAGCCAGCATGATGTCCACCGCGGTGCCGCTGGCGATGGATTGCCCCAGCTGATCAAGCACCGCGTTGAGCGCGGTTTTCATATTCTCCAGCCGCGACCGGCCATTGCCGCCGACATCGTCCATGGAGCCGGACAAGTCGATGGCAAAATACACCGCCACACGGGGCGCCATCTGCATCCCGATCGCGGCTTTTTCTGGATACCAGCACGCATCATGATCCCAGCCCTTGAGGATTCTGCGAATCTTGTAGCTGGCCGGCTGTGGATACGGATTCATCGCCCCGTACTTGCCGCCCTTCCACACCACAGTGGCAATCCCCCGCCACGCGGGCACCTGGGGGCCGAGCGTGGCAAGCAGATAACGGTGAGGCATCTGGTCGGCCTTGCCGAACAGCACGTCCATATCACCCACAATCCCGCCTTGATCTTTCTCTCCACCGAACAGGTGGGGCGCATCCACATGAATCGTGCCGGTGTCCGTGAGCTCCCCCGACCAGGCAGCACGCTCCCCACCACGAAATTCCAGGAAGGCATCCAACGGGCCAACACCAAGCCCGTGATGGAACATCGGCAAATACCAGTAGCCGACGGTGGCCTTTTTCGATTTACCGCCCATCGCCGCGCTCCTGCTCGCACTGCTGCGCCCACGCCACCAGTGCGTTGGCCAGCGCATCCTTGGTTGCAGACAACGCCTCGGCAGCAATGCCGTTGCGTACAAAGTCACTCCAATCCAAGCCGTGATCCATGAAGAACTGGCGCGCCCCACCGCGGCAAAAACCAGCACGGCGGCTGAAATGAGGGATGGTGAACAGATGCTTGGTGGTCACGGTGAGTCCGCTCATTTCTTCCCACCCTTTGTTTTGATGGGAATCGTCCCCTGCATCTTCCAGGCCAGAATGAATTCATCACCGACCCAAACAGTGCCAAAGTGATGTTTCACCGCTTGACCGTCTTGAACGGTGGGCACCTGCGCCTGCTGTGGTTTGACCGGCTCCGGTTTTGGGCGCAACGCCGCCGACACGTAAGCCGCCACAACCGCAATGGCCAGCTGCCACACCCACCAGTAGACGGCCTGTGCGGGCGCGCCATGCGGTGCAGGCAGCGCTGCGGCGACGCACACGCGCACCAGCTGCACGATCAAGACCAGCACGCCCAGGCCCAGCGCCCAGTGCTGGGCGCAGACGCCTGATGGTGTGTCGTACCACCAGTAGCGCAGGCGCCATCTCCAGAGGTGATACCCGCGGCGCAGGCGTGCGATCAGCCCCATGACATCGATACCCCGTCGGGCGTGTGGAGCGGACGATAGACCGCACCGCCGAAGTGAATGGTATTGCCCCGCGCTGCACAGGCATCCCAGGTGCGCGGGCACGTTGGGAGCACCGTAACGGCATCATTCACGACGGGGTTGGGGCCACCAGCACTCAGGGTCAGCGTGGTGCTGCCCAGGGTGTGTGAGGCGATGCTGCGGCGGATCAGCAGACCGTTGGCGTCCGTATAGGTCAGGGTGCCGCCTTCCAGGGAATACGCCGCGCTGGCAAAGTGCGCCGCAGTGAGCTGCACGCCAGCAACGGCAGAGAGTGTGCCGCTCACTCCACTGCCGGAGAGCGCCACGGTGATGCTGCTGCCCTCCTCCAAGCCGGTGACATCACTGAGTACCAACGCAGAACGTCTGGTGTAGGTGACTGACCAGGCGGTTCCACTGTGTGCATCGTGCAGGCCGCTGGCGTCGTCCCAACTGAAGCCGGAGGAGGAACCACCGGCAGCCTGTGACACCCAGTCATAGGCGTCATAGGCCTGCATGATGGTGGCCGTGCCTTGCCGCGCTTGGGCCACGCTCCAGTGGCACACGCTACCAGCGGTGATTCCCTCAGTCGTGTTGAGCACCGCTACGGTGCCAAAGAGTGCCGTCACAGTGCCGTGGTGTGCAATACCATCGGCGGCGGTCCAGTGCAGCACGGTCCCCACGGCAATGGCGGTGACGTTGTTGAGCCTGACATGGAATTTAAGAACAGAGGCGACGGTTCCAGAGTGCGGCACCTGTGCCTCATACGTCCACGTGGCGACTTGACCGGCCAGCGACGCCAGGTGAGCAGCCATGTCAGGGACCAGGACGTGTGCGCCCTGCGGCGGATCGGTGGGGAGTTGTTCGAGTCTGGCAACGCGACCCGTCACGCGATGCGCACCAGGGCTGAGGTTGCAGCCACGCAATCCGGTGGAATAGACCGTCTTCCAGCAGTTGCTCTGAAACTTTGCGCCCTGATTGCGTGCCAACGCAATGCTGCTGTGGGGTGCGCAGGTGAGTTCCATTTCAGTATCGCTCAACCTGGGCTGAATCACCCGACCCACCCACTCCACCTGCGGCGGATCCGTATCGCCAACATGCATCACCATGCAGACGACACGGATGACATCCACCGGATGATACGGACGCCATTGATTCCCTAATGCCTGGGTCACTGGAAGCGGATCGGCAGCAGGGTTCAGCAGATACGGGAAGGTGATGGTGATCTGATCTTTCTCGCGCTCGGTGGTGTGTTGGATGTCGCTACGGTCTATGCGTGCGGCCAGGTAGGTGAAACCGCCGCTGACGATGTCGCGGTCGCTGTTGGCAAAGCGCCAAGTCAGGTGCTGGCGGGTGAAGACGAACAGGCGCACTGGACGTCCGGTGAAGCGACCCAACTCAAAAGCACTAAAGCTCATGATGCAGCTCCCTCCACACGATCTGGCACTGCGCCACCTCCGGACCGAAATAGCGCAATACCGCAGTGTCTGCGTCCTGCACGCTGAAGGTGATAAAGCTGATCATCTTCACTTGGGTGAGGGTGAATGCAACGGGCAGCCGGCTGTCCAGGGTCAGGCGCTCTATGCGGCTCCCACGTGATGTGACGGCAGTGATCCGGCGATACCACACCGCACCGGTGTACAGCGCGATACGGATGTCGCGACGGTTGGCCTGGAGTGCGCCACTGGGGGTGGACAGCAGCGGGCCGACGATATCGATCGTGCGTTGTCCGGCACGCACATCGGCGGCCAATGAGAGGTCGTGGATCCAGCTAGGCACCCACAGCGGCGCCCAGCGTCCGGCCAGGGCAAACAGGATGCTGCGGAACGTGAGGATGGCGGCGGTCTCATCCGGTGCGTATTGCATGGTGGTGGTGCCCAGCGCCACGCCTGCGGTGTCGGTCATCCAAGGGGTGGAGATGGTGTCGTCCTGCACGTGGATGTGCCGCTGTGGCACCCACACCGGATCAGACGTCCAGACAGGGGGCAAGGTATCGAACACGGGGTAGCCACGGTAGGTGGCGCCGGGGATCGCTGCACTACTGTCTAAGGGGTCTTCCAGGCGGAACTGTAAGGACACCAGGGCCGAATCATCGGCGGTAAAGCGGCCCACCTGGGGAGGCTCGGATAACCGGCCCAGCCGCACGGGATACAACGTGGTGCCCACGCCCCAGGAGAAGGACAGCCCCGTTGCCAGGGTGAGCGTCTGCTCCCCCAGGGCCGTGATGCGATGCACCTCACAGTGGCGCGGATCGGGGCCGACGATCAGCACATGACCGTCCTGGGTGAAGCGAGCGCCCTGCACCGCGACAACCAACGTTGTCGCGCCTGCCACCGCCGTCACGGCCAAGGCGCGTGCATCGATCGCAATCGGCACCCACCACTGCGCGGCGCTATGGGCACGCAATAGCACGTCCATCCAGCGGCGGCAGGCCCCTGATTCCAGTGCCGAGAAGCGCAGTGTGGCCCGCGGTGACTGTCGCAGACGGCGGTGCTGCGTGCCGCCGGTCGGTGCCTGGAGCACGTCGGTGAGCCAGTCGAATGTTTCGGTGTATTCGCCCCCGGGGGCGAAGGTCCAGGCGACAGGATCAGCCATGAATAGCCCCCCGGTTGCGCCGTACGTGGGAGACGATCACTTTTTCACCCGCCGCCCCGGCCATGGCATTCGCCAGTTCGTCCTCACCGAACACAATAATGTTGTGGATGGGGCCAGGCGCGCTCTGCCCTGCGTTGAGGCGTGTTTGCAGGGCCGCCTCCTGCTGTTTGGTGCGCACGATCTCACCGCGCTTCAAGATGGCGGGGATCTCGTCATGGTGCAGGCCAGCCACGCCGCCACTGTGGTAGCGCGGCGCAGTGCCAAACAGCAGTGGATTAATGGTGTTACGGTGCAAGCCTAACGCACCGGCCCTGCCGCCACCGTGGGCTAAAGCGACCTTTGTACCGAGCAATGCGCCGATACGGGAACCACCGCCAAGGGAGGCCATGATGTTGCTGATGGCCTTGAGTGCCAGCTGCCGCGCCATCATCTGCGCAACGCCCTGCAGGAAGCTGCGCACCATGTCAGTAAAGGCGTCTTTAAAGGACTTGGCACCCTCAATCAGGTCGTTGAAGAAGCCGCCCAGGGCGCCGCTGCCGATGTCTTCCAGGTGGCTGCGCCACACCTGTTGGCGGGCGGTGACTTCGGCGATGGCTTGGTCAATCTGTGCCAAGCCCTGCACGGCATCAGTGACGTCCTTGCCGTCGGCCTTCATGCTGTCCAGATAGCGCTGCTGGTCCGTGCGCAGGGCGCGCAGCGTTTCAAGGGCCTGGGTGCGCAGGGTATTGAGCTGGCGCTCCCCTTCTGCCATGCCCAGCATGCCGGCATTAACCTGGGCGCTGATGGAGCTTTCATGGGCGGCCAGGTGGCTGGTGATGCCCGAAAGCCGGTGACCGAAGCTGTCGGCGATCTTTTGATTCAGCGCTTCCTGCGCTTTGAAGCGCTGCCTGCCCATGTCAATGGCGACCTGGGCGCGGTCACGTTCCAGGATGGCGATTTTTGCTTCAATTTGCAGGCGCTTGCCCGATTCCGTGGCCAGGGCTAATTCGGCACGGGCTTGCTGGATCTGCAGGTCGATCAGCCGTTGCTGCAAGGTGATCCGTTTTTCATAGTAGGCAGTGATCGCAGCGGCGCTCTTGTCGGCGTCTTTGATGTCTGAAAACTGCTGGTCGAGCGCGGTGATGGCGCGCTTGACTTCATCTTGCACCAGCGATGCCGCCGCAGCGATGGCGGCGAGCTGGTCCCTGGTATCGTTTTTATGGGCGGTGTTGCCCCCCTCTCCAGCAAGCAAGCGCCTGACTTTATCTAATAGACCCTGGGTGGCGGTACTGGCACGGTTGGCCGACTGCTCCACGCCCTTGGTCTCGTTGTCTATGCTGCTAAAAAGTGCGGACACGCCATTGAGAATGTCGCGCGCAGATTCAAAGACGCCCTGTTTTGCCGCAGCGAAGCCGCCGACGATGCCGTTTTTCATGTCAGCTAAGTCGGCTTGACTTTGTCTGGCACGCTGCGCCGCACCGCTCAGATACGCATTGAAAACATCCAGGGGGTTGCGGCCCGATACGAGTCCTTTGACCGCATCCCCCAGCAAACGGAAGGAACCCACCAGGGACTGGGTGATGAACTTGCCGACGTTGAACGCGGTGGTCCCCAGGAAGGCCAGAACGTTGACGATGCCTTCAATGACATTTTTGACGATGATGCCGGCGGCAACGACGACCTTAAATGCCGCGGCCAGCGCCCTGCCCCCGGTGGCGGCGCTGTGGGCTGCTTCCCCGGAGTCATTGAGTGTTTTAACGATGGTGGTCAGCACGGGAAGCAGCTGCTGGGCGGCGATGTTGAACATGCCGGTCGCCTGGGACTTGAGGAGTCCCAGTTGGTCGCTGAAGTGGCTGGCGGCCTGGGCGGCGTGCGTACTCATGACATTGCCGGTGGCTTCAGCCTGGTCGCCAAATTCCTTCAAACCTTCCTTGCCCAGGTTCAGGACGGGGATCAGCCCTGGCCCCATGCGGTTGCCGAATAGCTTGGCGGCCAAGGCGGCTTTTTCGGCGCCATCAGGAAGCTGTGCAAACACATCGGCCAGATCGCCGAACACGTGGCTGACGTCGCGGGTGTTGCCAGCGGCATCTTTCAGGGAGATGCCCAGTTTGTGGATGATGCTGTCGCCGCTGATGATGTCCTTATTGAGCCGGCCAATGCCCTTGGCAAGGGTTTCCACGTCAACGGAGCTGGATTTGGCCGCATAGGCCAGTTTGCTGATGTTCTCGGCGCTCACGCCAGACATTTGCACAAACTTGTCCATGCGATCCATCTGACCCAGCGCAGTGAACACGCCGCGGATCGCTGTGGTGATGGTCTGCACGCCGATGTAGGCACCGGCAAGGTTGCCCAGGGCCTGCCGTACCGAATCAATGCCCTTGGTCCAGCTGGCGGTCTGCGGTGCCGCGCGAGAGGCGGCCTCTTTGACTTTAGCGAGTTCGCCGCGCAGCAGGCCCAGACCCTGTTTGATGTCGGCCAAATCCGCTGAGATGCGTACCCGTAAGTTAGCGCCGCGACTGCTGGCCATTTAGAGATCCTTCTCCATCGCGTTGATGTAGCGCTCAAAGTCGCTCTGAGCGTATTGCGCCGCACGTAGGGTGATGGCGGCATCGCGCTGCCGACGTACGGCAGCGCGCCCTGCGGCGTGGCTGAAGGCCCGTAGCTGTGCCAGGGTGTAGCCTTTGATCTCGGTCATTGAGTGGCCGTGCTCAATGAGGTGTTGGACGGTATCGGCCCAGTCCCATTGGCCAACGGGACGGGCGTGCCCCGTTGGGCTGTGAGCCGGTGGGTAAAAAAATCACGGTTCACCGCAAAGATCGCTTGAACCAGGGTGATGAACTCCGCCGGATCCCCTGCCTGGATCCATTCGATCGGCTTATCCGTCAGCAACGCCGCGGCGGCAATGACGGCGTCACCATGCTCGGCAATGAGGGTGAGCAAGGCATCAAGCAGTGCGGCATCCACCTGTGGCAAGGTGTCCAGGGGGACGTCCAGCAAGGCATCAAGCAGCGGACGGGTGAGCCGGACGAACTGTGGCAGTTGACCAATGGTGAGTGGCCGGATGTGCAGCGACTCACCACGAAACGGCACCAGATGCGTCGGTGGGTCCAGCAGGTCCAGTGTGTCGGGCGTCATCATGCCACCACCACCACTTGAAAGAATTTCGACAGGCCGGAGGCTTGGGTGGTATCGGCCAAGAGCGAGCCGGAAACGTCACCGGCCCCGTAGTCCTCCCCCAGCAGCCCGAGTGTGGACAGGACGCCGCCGCTGATTTTGTGGGCGATGACACGCACCGGCTTGCCGCTGCGTGCTTCGTTCATGCCGGTGAATACCAGGGTGTATTGCTGGGCGGCATGCACGAATGCTTCGGTGACGGTGTGTCTGGCAAAGGTGTAATCCACCTGGATGTTCGGCGCCCCAGGCTCTGGGATGGGAATCGCGCTCTCTAAAGGGATGGTGAGGCCGCCGTGTTCCAGGAGGTAATCCTCGCCTGCGGTGTAGGGGGTACCGCCCCCAGAGGGTTTGACCGCGGTGATGGTCGCGGCGATTTTCGCCAGCGGTGTCCAGCCTCCGGCATAGCCCACCACGGGTTCGGCGGCAACGGTGCCCAGATCCGTCACTGTGGAGGCACCACGCAGGAAGCGGGCGAAATTTTCGGCGCTGAAGTCGTGGAAGGTCAGGGTGAACTGTACGTCGTTGACGCGGTCAATGCGGTTGCGGATGCCGCCCCCTGGGTTGGTGAAATCCTGAAGCTGCAGGGTATTGACCTGCGGCGAGAATTCCAGTTTGGAACAGTTGCCAATAGGCAGAAAAGGGGCGGCGGCGCCGTGTTCCTTGATGAGGACTTGGCCGCTGCCTACGTAGCTGTAGTCGGTGTGTGTCATGGCTGGTGCTCTGTTGATGATGGTGCTGGGTGATGGATAGGGATGTGGCTGATATAGGTGAGACAGACGCCGATCCAGCCAACGGTGTGCTGCGGGGGGATGAGTGGCTCTGCGCTCTGGTACTGAGGGCAATGAAAGCCGACAGGAAACTGGGCCTGCTTGGCGTTCATGGCGGTTTCGATGTCGGTCGTGATGGCATCCAGCCGCGCTTGTGCATCACTGAAACTGACGGGCACTTTGGCGATCACTTGGAAGGTGGTCAGGCGGTGGGTGTGGGTCAGGGCCGCAATGGTGGCGCGTTCCTGTCTAGTCCAGATCACGGTGATGCAGGCGTCTGTTGTTTCACCCAGCACCGGCGCTGGCTCCCGGGTGAAGGTGCGACCGACATCGGTGAGGTAGCCTGCGGCGGTGGTGATCTGTGTGAGCACGGCCTCAACGCTGGAGAGTAAGGTGGCGCGCGGGCTGTTCATGGGCGCACCGCCCACTTGCTGAGTGATGCGTCGCTGCTGTCCACGCGCTGCGCCAGGGTGTAGGTGGTCTGGGCCAGGGTGAGGGTGGCGTTGGGTTCCGGTTCGATCTGGTCACGGCGAAAGGTAATGAAGGTGCTGTATGCAGAGACCGGCATCAGGTCATCACCAAATTGGAGAACGCCTTGATCCACCAGCACCTGCACTGGGGTGATGACGCCGCGGGGGGAGGTGTAGGTGGCATCAATGCCGCCCACAACATCGGCCCAGGCCTCGAAAAATGCGGCGTCAACCGCGTGTTTAAAGGTCGCTTCGCTCATGCCTGCCGTCGGTATATGGAAGTGTCGATGGCTTTTTGCAGTTCGCGGTTGAAGTAAAACGGCATCAACCTGTCCCACTCTTTTTGGGCCAAGCCGAAGATGTTGTAGCGCGGGGTGTAGTGCACGTAAGTGGTGAAAATAAACATGCTGCGGGCGGCGCTGCCGCTGCCGAAGGTGACACGTTCGTAAATCCCGGGGCGCAGGCGCCCGCGTTGTTCTTTGACGACAAAGTAGCTGCCGCCGCCGCCCCGCTGGCGTTGGCGTTTCAGACGGCGTGCTTTGCGCTCGGAGGTTTCGTTGGAGATGTATCCCGTCTCTAGGCCAGCACGCAGCTGGGAGAGGATCTGCCGCACCTGGCCCACGTTGACGTTGCCGTAGCGGTCCCGGGGCGCGCCATCGCCAGGGACGGCAAACATGTGGCGCGGCATGATCTGCATGGACATCAATAAGCGTTCCATCGCTTTCAGGCGACGCGTGCCCCCTTCGACCTGGGGCAGTAAGTAGGTGGCTGGGGGTGTCCCTTTGAAGGCTTCATCGCGTAGGAAAATCTCGGCCCACAGCGTTTGTTTGGTCGCTTTTTTGTAGAGGGCGGCATGGATGGTTAAGGGGGTGGGCCGATCAAAGATGCGCAAGGCGGTGCGTTTCCAGGTGTCACGGATCTGGAAGGCGGTGGTGTTGCAGGCTTGCACGATGGCAAACGGCAGGTGCTGAGACTCCAGCGCGGTAAAGCGACGGCCCAGCATGGCGTCCGCATCCACAGTGATCTTCAGCAGGTCAGTCATCGCACCCCCTGATGGGCCGCGCGCACCTGGGCACGGCACATGGCCTGGGCGTTGTATTTGTTGATTTCGTCAATGTACAAGCCGATCACTCTGCGAAAGACGGCGAAGATCTCTGGTTGTTCATTTGGAATCGGCGGCACTGGCAGCGGGGGGAGCTGGTCGCAGGCCGCTTCTGAGGGCGCTATTGGCAGTGTCACGGGCGAGCCTAAGCTCGTGCACGATGTCATCGGCAATGACGCTGCAATCAGTAGGGACGCGAATAATGCGGATATGTCTGGCGCTTTCATCGGTGGCAATCCTGTTGTGAGTGACTGCTGTGGCAACGCTGGTGATGGCGTGGGTGCCGGCGGCGGCAACGGTGGTGTGGATGGTGTCGTGTTGTTGCATGGCCTGTTGCAGTGCGGTGTTTTGTTGTGCAATCTGGGTTTGGATGCCTAGGCGTTTCCCGTAAAAGAACGCGCCCAGGCCGGTGCTGATCCACAGCAGTAATGCAACGATGAGCAGGAAGGGGAGAATGAGCATCACGAGGCCCTGCCTTCGCACAAGGCGCGTTCATCGGCACGGCGCAATACCAGGCCACGCACTTCGCGGCCTCCGGCATGTTTCCAGCGGTCCAGTTCGGCGCAGGCCCCGGGCCAGTCATTGGCTAAGGCTTTACGTTGTAGGGTGCTGCCGCAGACGACTTTGGGGCCAAGGTTGAAGGTGGCGGAGACAAGGGAGGCTTCGATGTGGGGCAGCATGGGGACGCTGATGCAGCGCCGCACATAGCCATTGGCTTCACGCAGGTCGGCTTGGAGCAGGGCATCGCACTCGGCCTCGGTGTAGGTTTTGCCGACGACGACATTAGCGCCCGTATGGCCGTAGCAGACGGTCCACACGCCGACGATGTCTTTGTAGGGACGATGTTTCAAACCCTCCCAGTACGCGACGAAGGGCGTGGCAATCGCTAAGACGAGCGTTGCGCCTTTGAGACCCTTTTCAACCAAGGGAGCAATGTGGCGCAGTGATGGACGCGTTCTAGGCATGGTCAGTGCTCCGTTGCCGTTTCATCTTTTGATGCTTCCAGTCCACCCGCCATTTCCACAGCAGGTAAGCCACTTGCAAGACGATGTAGACGCCGGAGATCCACTCAATGAGGGTCGATTCGGTGAGCACGGCCATACTCGCCGACACCGTCGAGTTCACGGTGGCCAGACCAAGGGCGCTAGCGATTTTGTGATTAATGGGCTGATTCCTAAACATGGCTGCGGTTTTTCCGTCACTGACTCAACATCCCCACACTGCCTTGACTGCAGTGTGGGATTCCAAACACATCAGGTCTGCCAGCGGCCACAGCCTGGGAGTAATTTGACTTTGACTTTCACCGCCGCCGCCAGGGCGGTTTCAACCGCAAGGCAGCTGTTGATGAGGTCGCCTTTTTCAGGGGAGCCGCCGGTCAATGCTTCATGGGTGCTGACGCTCCACGCCGGTCGGGTCCCCTCGCGGATCCCCGTGCCCTTAGCTTTGGGTAATTCAAAAATGCCTTCATGAGCAAGTTCACCGCTGTCACCGGCATTGGTGGTGTTCAGCGCCACACACAGTTCTTCGCCGAACAGCACGACGCTGCCAGATTTAATGGCCGTGGGTGGGGTGTAGGTCAGGTGTTTTCCAGGTTTGATGAAGTTATTCGCCATGGTGGGGTCCTCAATGCAGTCGTTCAGTCAATGGAAGGGGCTGGGAGGCAGCCCGTTGCAGTGCTAGGGGAATCAGGTGCCACTGGTGCGCGTGGCTCCTCTCCAGCCGACGGCAGCAACGCCGTAGCGGTGGACGACTTTCCAGCTCAGGCCGTCGGTCCGGAAGTTGGTGTCTTGTTCCAGGGTCGGGGTGTGGACGCCGTTGAGAAACGCGACTTCAATGACCGGTTCCAGGGTGGGATCGGCGAAGGTGTACCAGGCGTTTTCTTTGAGGCGCGGGGAATCAACAACGTCGCTAAACAGGCCACGCACGACATTGGGTTTACGCTGCTGTTTGCCGGCTTCGTCGTTGTATTCCTGGGCATTGAGTTCGCGTGCTTTGCTGCCCAGGGAGAGGGGGCCAAGCCAGAGGGCGGGGACAATGTCCAGGAAGTCATTACCGCCCACGTCCATTTGCTGGGCCATGAGTTGCCGTGCGGCATCAATGCTTTCGACGGAGAGGGCGGCGGCGACGGGGATGTTGCGATGGTCGGCATGGAACAGGGGTTTGCCGTCGCTCATTCTGGGGCCGCTGCCCGCGTTCAATGCCAGCAGTGCGTAGACGTCTTTTTCAATGGTGCGGGCGGCGGCTTGGGCAAGGCGGCTGGTGGGTCGTGAGAAGGCGCCCAGGTCATCATTGACCAGGACTTCTGGGGTGATCTGGAGGATGCGGCCTTTACGGACGGCTTGGATGGTTTCTTTTTCGGCATCGGAGAGGACGCCGTTTTCATATTCGCCGTTTTCGTTAACTTTTTTCAGGTCGGAGAAGCCGCCCATGTGGTAGCGGTGGTGGGGGCGGTAGTCGGAGAGGGATCCGGTGGCACAGAAGCGCATCCAGGTGTAGGACTGGAGGCGGTAGGCAGTCAGCAGCATTTTGTGCATGACGTTCTCCAGAATCACGGGGAAGTCGCCGGTGCTTTGGGCGAGTGCCGTTTTTGAAACTTTCTCCCGATCCAGGCCGCGGGTGTCGACGCCCGTGGCTTTCAGTGATTGTTCGGCAAGGACCCAGAGCGCTTCGTGTGCGGCAGGGTTGTCTTGACGGGCGGCGTCTGCTTCAGGGCCAGTCAGGATGCCAGCACGGGCGAGGATGCCGTCAGCAACACGTTGGCGGCGGGTGGTGTGTTCGTCATGGACAAGGTGGAGATGGTGAATGCCGTGGCGCGGTGTGGCGGCCAATGGCCCAGCCCCCCCGGGCAGGCGTTGCAAGAGTTGGGCCTGGGCGTGTTCGACGCTCAGGCGTGGATTAGCCAGGCAGCTGGCTTCCAGGTCATGGACGCCTGGGACATCCGCGAAGGCGGCGAAGACGTCGCGGATGCGGGCGTTGCGTGCCTCCAGGGCGGTGAGTGGGTCGTCGTTGGCCGCGCTGCCCGGGGCTGGGGATTGCGGGGGTGTGTTGCCCTGTGATGGAGAGGGGGTGTGGCCCGTCTGGGGGCTTAAGGCAGGGGGGGTGAGAGACGGCGGTGGCGTGGTGCCGGCCTGGGCAAGGATGACGTTCAAGTGGTGTTTCATGGTGGGGTCCTCAATGTGAGTGATGAGAGCGTGTTGCTGGGGGCTGCACAGGCAGGCAAAGGCAGAAGGGGTGACGGTCGCCTGGATGTGGTGGCGCAAGGCGGCAGTGATGGCGTCTTGGGGGTGGGTGGCGATGGCCTGGAGGTAGGACAGCAGTGCGGCGGCGGTGGCGGTGGCGTCGGGTGTGGCCGCTGGGGTGTGCTGTGGGGCAAGGTCGATGATGGTGTCGGCCAGGCCGACGGCGATCATGTCTTGGGCAGTCAACCAGTGGTCGTGGCCGTCGCTCAGCATGCGACGGATGGCTTCGGGGTGGGTGGCGCCGCTGGTGTAGGCGGTGTGCATGGCAGCGGCCATGGTGTCGAGCATGGCGGCGGTATCCCGCAAGTCTTCGGCAAAGCCCCAGCCGCCAGTTTGGGGGCCATGAATCATCATGAGCGAGTTGGGATAGACGCGGCGGGTGGTGCCGGCCTGGGCAATGAGGCTGGCGATGGAGGCGGCGACGCCATCAATGGTGACGTGGATGGTGGCCGGATGGGCAGTGAGTGCGTTGTAGATGGCCAGGCCATCGCTCACCACGCCGCCATTGGAGTTGATGCGCACGTGAATGAGGGGGGCGGTGACGGTGGAGAGTTGGGCGATGACACTGGCCGCGGTCACGCCGTCCTCCCAAAAGAGGTCGCCGATGGGGCCGTAGAGGAGGAGTTCGGCTTGTTTTGGATTGCTGGCATGCAGTGCGACGACCGATGGGGGGCGGGCCTGGGGGGGCATGGGCGCTGGGGTCATGGGGTCCAGGGGGGCGGCGAGGCGGTGCGTCGGGTGGGCGGTGGAGGTCATGTGGTTGCTGCCTGGTCTTGGGGGACGTCGCCCTCGTCGACGTCTGTGGTCGCGGGAGGGGGCGATGCGGTGGCATTGGGGAAGACGCTGAGGGTTAAGCCGCGTTCGGCAGCCCACTGCTTGTCAATAGACAGTTGTTCCACGGTGTCGTACATGCGGCCACCCCGTTCGGCAATGACGCTGCTCAAGGAGCGCACGCCGGCTTGGACTTGGGCGGTGAGTGCGTTGATTTCTTTGAGTGGATCGATCCAGGGCATGGAGGGCGGCAGGTAGTCGGCACCCAGGGCGTTGGCGAGGGGGACGTTCGGCGGCAGGGTCAGTGCGCCAGAGGTGACGGCGATGGCGATCAGGCGTTCGTAAAGAGGCCGCACCATCTGGGAAATGAATTCGTGGGCCAGCACGCCATAGGCGCCGTACTGTTCGACCAGTTCTTGGCGTTGGGCGCTGTAGGTGCCGTTGTAATTTTTCGCCAGGGAGGAGAAGGAGATGCGCATCGGGGCGGCGATGGCGCGCAATTGGCCGTCGCGGTAGGACTCCAGGTTGGGGTTGGGCCGTGTGCTGGCGATGGGGTCTATCCTCTCGCCTGGGTTCAGGGTGTCAAACACCATGCCGGGCTGGAAGCGCATCATGCGTTGGCCTGTGCTGGGGTATTTGTCGGGGTCGTACTGGGACGCCTCGCCTTTGATGATGACGGCGGCCATGCAGGCGGCAATTTTTGCGGCGATGCGTTCGGATTCTTCGTAGTCTTTGAGGTCTTCAATGCGGGTGAAGGTGGAAGCCAGCAGGCTGATGCCACGGACTTGGCCGATGCGGTCGATGGTGCGGATGTGGCGGATCAGGTGGGAGGGAACCAGCTTCTTCTCAGGCAGCAGAACAGTTGGGTCGCCAGGGTGTTGTGTGTAGATGTAGTAGCCGGTGGCGCGGCCCCAGGCGTTGCGCTGGATGCCTTGGAGGATGTGTTGGGAGGGGTCGTCGTAATCCAGGGGCACTAAATCCGGTTCGAGCATTTCGATGGAGAACGGGACGCCGGAGCCGTGTTGCAATGTGGGCAGGAAGCCGCGGAGTTCTTGGACGAAGGCTTCACCATCACGCAGCCAGGTGCGGGCCAGCAGGCGCTGGACGCTGGGCCAGTCGTGCATCCAGGTGACTTCAGGGCGCTTGGACCAGGCGTGGTAGAGGGGGAGGATGGCATCCACCACTGATTCAACCAGGTTGCCGTCGACGTCGCGGGGGGTGGGGACGATGTTGATGCCGCTGGGGCCGATGATGTTTTGGACTAAGGTGGATAGGCCGCCGCTGATGATGTCGTGGTTGCGGTCCAGGTGGCGTGCTTGGTTGCGCAGGGCCACGCCGGTCATGGTCACGATGGTATTGCCGCTGCCAAAGTCGCGGGAGGCTTGGCGCAGGTGGGTTTTTTCGGCGGCTTCATAGGCCTGTCGGTAGGCAACGGCTTTGACGCGGCTCTGGGCACGGGAAGCGGCCCAGGCTGGGGCAAGCTGGAGGAGGCTGCGGTCGAAGGCGGCAACCAGGCGATGCAGGCGCGGGGATGCGGTGGTCATGGAGTGTCTCCGCCGCTGTCTCTGCGGAAGTCGGCAATGGCAATACGAACGGGGCCGCGCGTGGAGGGGGCCGCTTCTGCGGCGGCGCGACGCAGCCATTTGTCCAGTTCATCGCTAATCCATTTGGCATCGGCGCGGGTCACTTGGCGCTCGCCATACCGGACGGATTGGCCCAGCAGGACTTTGCGGTAGGCGTCTTTTAGGAGTGCGACTTGGTCGGTAGCAAGGCTCATGTGTGTCTCTGGTGTTGGTTCGGAAGCGCTTCGGCAAGCCAGGTGATGTAGTCGACGACGTAGCGGCGTTGGCCGCGCCCAGTGGCGATGAGGTGGACTTCGGCGCGGTCATGTTGGAGGTCCACGCCCGCCGTCAGGACGAGGCCGCCCAACGGCACTTTGCGGTAGGCGTCTTTTAGGAGTGCAACTTGATCGGTAGCAAGGCTCATGTGTTTCTCTGGTGTTGGTTTGGAAGCCCATCGGCAAGCCAGGGGATGGGGGCTTTGGTGCGGTGCGTCGTGCGGTTCATAGACGCTTGCTCCAACGGTCGGAGCCAAAGCCGCTGTTGGGCAGCGGTGGCGGGGGGGCGCTGGGCGGGACGGGGGTGGCAGTCACTGGGCGCAGGGGGCGGCGGGCGGCGTCAGTGGGCGGGGTGACAGGTGGGTCAAAGAGGCTGCCGTTGGTCGGTTGGTAAAGGGCTTCGAGGGCTTGCCACTGTGATTCGCGCATGACGTCGACTTTGAGTGCCGGGGCCAGGGTGGCCCAGAGGGCGTAGACGGCGGTGTCCAGGGGTTCGTTGCGCACGCCGCGGGGTTTAATCCAGCGTCCGGCGTCTTTGTCGAAGTATTCGGCGGTGAGGCCGGCGAAGTAGTGTTCTGGCAGTGCGCCGGGATCAGGGTGCAAGGGGTCGGGGATGTCGTCGCCACGTCCGCCTGGAAAGCGCAGCATGCGGGCGCTGAGGTCTTCGGCAGTGCCTGTTTGGGCGGCGTTGTCTTTGGCAGCCAGGGCGGCACCTAGCCAGCCGTAGATCATGTGTTTGAGGACGCTGGTGCCGACGCCCCAGACGCCGACGTCTCGGGCGAGTGTTTTGCCGCGTTCGTCCACGGTGGTTTTTGAGGGGCGGTAGACGGCGCGGTCTGATTTGACTTCGGCGCGGCCACGCACCAGGTAGAGGGTCTGTTTCAGGAAGCCTTGGGGGGTGTCCAGGATGCGGGATTGGCCGGACCAGCCAACGTGTTGTTTGACGAATTGGGCGACGGTTTCGGTCCAGTTGCCGCCGTCAATGGCGACGGCGCTAATGGGCATGTCGATGCCAGAGGCGGTTTTCCAGGTGCCGCGGAGGTAGGCGTCCAAGTCGGCGTAGCTCTCCAGGACGGTGGGGTCCAGGTCGATGACGGCGTAGTCAACGATGTAGCGGCGTTGGCCGCGCCCAGTGGCGATGAGGTGGACTTCAGCGCGGTCATGGGCAAGGTCCACGCCTGCCGCAAGGACGAGGCCGCCCCGGGGCACCAAGCCACGATAGACGCCAGGTTCGGCGAGGGTGGCCACTTCGTGAGCGTTGCGGGCGTCGCGTTCGCCTTGGAAGGGCAAGCCCAGAATCAGGTTGGTGAAGCCAGGCAGTTTGGAGGGGTCGCGTTTGGCTTCGGCCCATTTGTCTGCAATCTGTTTCCAGCTCAGGCCCAGGCCCAGGGGGGCGTAGGCGGCCCAGAGGTAGTAGCTGCGATGGTCGGGAGGGGCCGAGGGGTTGTGGGGGTGCCAAAACGCGGTGCCGCCGGTGCCGCGTTCTTTGAGGATGGTGTTTTTGTGGTGTTCTTGGATGATGCAGCCGTTGACGGCGCAGGCAAAGGTGCCATCTGGCTGGAGGTGTTCCAGGTCTAGGATTTGTTCGCTGCCGCAATGGGGGCAGTGGATGTGGTAGTGGCGTTGGTCGCCGTCAAGAAAGCTTGCTTCAATCGCGCTGCCACCGGCAACGGTGGGGGTGCAGGCGCGGTAGATTTTGCCGCGTTCGCCGTGGGACATGATGCGGGCGGCGATCTGTTGGTCGGCTGTGCCTTGGTTGTTGAGGTTGCGGGGGTATTCGTCGATTTCATCCAAAAATGCGTAGCAGGCGGTGATCTGGCGGAGTTGGCTGGAGGAGTTGGCCCATTTCACGAAGAGGGTGCCGCCGGGATATTGTTTTTCGAAGGTGTTGTTGGTGGTCAGTTTGTTGAGCAGGGGGGGCATGTCCAGGACGCCTGGGTCAAATTTGGCCACGGTCCAGGTGCGGGCGAGGTCTTTGACGGGTTGGGTGACGATCATGGAGTCAATGCCGCGGTCAATGACGTAGCAGACCCAGTTGATGCCGATCTCGGTCGCACCAATTTGGCCGGATTTCATGAAGCTGACCTGTTGCACGGGGGTGTGGTCGCTGAGGCAATTCATGATTTCGCGCAGCGGGGGGTGACGGTCGGTGCGCCATTGGCCCGGTTCAGCGCCTGAACCGCGGGCGATCTTGCGGTAGGCATCGGCCCATTGGCTGATCTCCAGGCGCGGGGGAACTTCCCAGGCGTGCTGCCAGGCGGTGGAAACGGTGTGGTAAGCGTTAGCCAGTTGGATGTCGGGGAAGTCGTCAAAGTTCATCCGGATACTCCTTCTTCCTCGAATTCGAGGGTGTCGTTGGCATCGGCGGCTTCGACGGGGGCGGCGTCGGGTGTGTTGGTTTTCAGCAGGGCCGCGGCGGCGTCGCGCATTTGCTTGCAGATGTGGGCGACGTCGGTATCAATGATCTGGGTGACTTTGCCCGCATCGGTCTCCGCCGCCAGTGTTTTTCGGAGTCGGCCACTCATGCCGCGGAGCTGGTTCAGTGCTTGGCGTACCAGGGTGAAGACGGCGCGATTGACCTCATCCACGCAGGTCAGTTGTTCGGCTTCTTTACCCAGATCAAGTTCAGCCTTGAGTGCACGCGCGACGCGCTCGCGGCGGACCGCTTCTTGCACCGGAATGCCATGCGGCGTCATCACGGTGAAGGGGGGTACGCCAGAGGCAGGAGGGTCGGTCATGCCGCGCTTGCCGCCCTGCACGGGATTCGTCATGCCATCCAGCAGGGTGTCACTGGCGTTCACGTGGATGCGGCCATCCTCGCCCAGGACTACATTGCCTTTGCGCCGCATCCGGCGGATGTAGGAGTCGCTGACGCCGCGGTGCTTGGCGTATTCGGCGGTGGTCATGGTCACCGTGGAACTCATCGGAACTCCCCCGCCCCTACCGGAACCAAAATTGGGAACCAGGACATGCACGCAAAACGGGGTCCGAATTGCCCGCGATGCAGACCCCGGCGGAGGAACCTTTGTGAGCAGCCTGTCTTGGGGTGGAGCCACAGAAATCCCGACCCACGGCTCTGCTGTCCAGACCGTCCAAACGTAGGTGAAGAGGTCTGGACAGCGAAACCCGCGCCGTGATTGGGTTGTCCAAACCGTCCAGACCTAGAGGAATATGTAGGGGGATGAATGGAAGACGCTCCCCTATACGTGCGCACGTTAAAAAGGTCTGGACGGTCTGGACAGGCCCGCCGTTGCTCGTTCCAGGTCTGGACAGAGGTTTGGACGGTCTGGACAGGTGTGGACAATAGCGGCTCAGAAGTCGGGCGCATCATCCCTCCCGTTGTCATCCAGTGGCTTAGACACAGGCGCTCCCTCGTTAATGCAAGCGCCTTCGCGCACCCAACGTTGTTCTCGTGTTTTCGTGTCCGGCCAGCGTTTCCGCTGGTGATCCCACGTATCCTCGACACAGCTGTCCCCCTGCACAGGGTCACGCCCGAGACGCTTCATGATTTTGGCAACGCGCATCTGGGCACTCGTGTCGTGCCTGGCCGGGTCCACGCCGATGGCAAACTCCAGCAGCTCATCGGTGGTCGTCCACAGGACACGCCCTGCGGTGAACTTCAACCGCTGTGGGGCAATCTCCTTCCCATCCCCTGTTTTGCGAAATTGACCGGCGAGGAATTGCTCCACGCGGGCCTCCCAGCTATCGCCGATGTAGCGCGCGGCCTGCTCGGCGGGGGCGTCATCGGGCAGTACCCAGTATGGGAAGCGATCAAGGAACAGCTGCACTGCCTCGGCCCATAGCTGATCGCGCTCGGCCACAATGCGCGAGACATCCACGTTGCCATCCGCCCGCACCGGCAGAAAGCGCCGCCCGCCGGTGGCATCCTTCAGGTATTCCCGATCATTGGTCGTGCCAACAAACACGCACTCCCGCCGGTAACTACTCGGCAGGCGTTCGTAAGGCGCGCGAAACTTATCGGTACGTCGGGTAATGGCCACTTTCACCGCGGTCACGTCCGCCTTGCCGAAGCTGTCCATCTCGCCGATCTCCACGCCCCAGCATCCCTGGATGACCTGATAAAAGTCCTTCCCCGTGGGCGACTCAGCCGTTTCTACAAACCAGTAGGTGCCGAACAGTTCGCTGAGTGAGGTGGACTTGTGTTTGCCTTGCGGGCCTTCCAGCACCAGCATGAAATCCACCTTGGCCCCAATGGATGGATTATTGCGATCCACCCACAGCACCCGCGCCACGGCACCGACCATGAAACACAACGAGGCTTGCCGCGCATAGGTGCTGTCACTGGCACCGAACATGTCGATGAGCATCGTCTCCACGCGCGGTGTCCCGTCCCACTGCACCCCCGTCAGGTAGTCACGGATCGGGTGCCGCCGATGCCGCCGTGCAACCGCAATCACGGCCTTGAGCACGTTGTCATCGCTGCACTTCATTCCATAGCGCTCTGGATGCTGGAGCCATGCCGCAAGCTCGCTACTGTCAGCATCCACAAACTCATCGCGGGTACTGCCATGCCACGGTGCCGGACGGGCCATCACCACCTGGTTACTGGAATCGTTCAACCAGAACAAATCTCGCAACCGCTCATCGTTCTCAATGATGGTGATGAGGTTATGCATCGTGCCCTCGACATGACCGTCGCGGGTGCGCGTTAACAACTGCGTCCAGTCATCGGACCCTGGCACACCGCCATGACCGCCGCCGCCATGAGAACGGCCCTTGCCACCATCCAGGAGCGTGATCACCGGCCTCGTCATTGCCCCCCTCCCCGCACTACATTGACGTCAACACGCCGCGCCGCCGCCCAGGCGGCCGCCTGCGGGGGTGTCCAGCCATCCTTCTCGAAGGCATCGGCAAGATCCCAGCCCTTGCTGCACCCGTGCGTGTCAATCAGGCCGATGCGGCGCACCCCGACGCGCGACAGGTAGTGCGCCACACCCGGCGTGACATCACCGGCATCCGTGCGGTTGCCCAGCATGGCCTTGCGGCCTACTTCATCCGCATCCGGCCACAACACGACATCGCGCCCGGCCAGCGGCGTCCAGTCCACCTGACGGATCCCGTTCGTGCCCCCTGGCCACGCAACCACCGCATACTGCGGCCACGCGCGCGCACCGGCTGCGCAACACTTTTCACCTTCCACAATCAACACCGGCGCCCCTGGCTTGACCGCCAACGTATCCAAACCAAACAAGGGCCGCGGTGCTGGAAAATGCTGCAAACACCACTGCCGCGCGCCGGTCGGACTCACGCACCAGGTGAGCGTCGGCGTCCACTTTTTCAGCGTCCCCGTGTCCCGATCCTTGATCTGCGCCCGCGCCACGTAGCCGAGCAAACGCCCCTGCGCATCACGGTAGGCATCCAGGCGCTGCACCTTCAGACGAGCGGGCTTGCCCCGCTTGGGATTCCATAGCGGCACCGTCCAGTGCGCATCACGCATCACCTCCGGCGCATCCTCCGGTACGGGCAGCAACGGCACCCAGACCCTGTCAGGCACATACTCTGGCCGCTGCCGCGGCGCCTGTTGCGCGGCCTGTGGCAAGGCACCACGATCAAGCTGACGCACCGCCTCACGGAAATCCACGTTGAGGTAACGCATCACAAAGCCAATCGCATCATGATGCGCGCCACACCCAAAACAATGCACAAACCCTTTATGCGGAATCACTGTGAACGAGGGGGTGTGCTCGTCATGGAACGGACATAAGCCCGTGTACTCAGCGCCTGTACGCCGCAGCGTCACAGAGCCGCCCACCAGCTCAACCAGATCAATCCGCGCGCGTAATGCCTGCGTATCCACCCTAGTCATGCCGCTGCGCCCGCTCACGGTTGACCTGTATTCCCCATTGCACCCGAAAGTACGCGGCGACGTATTCCCTACATCCTGGTTGGGCCGTACAGGTGGTGCGCGGGCACCCCTGCGGCAGCGTTTGGATGTACGCCTTCCACTGCGTCCTGGGCTGATCCCGCAGCGCCTCGACAGCCTGACCCAAACACCGCGACACACTCATGTGCCCCCCCGCAACAGCAACACCCCTTGCTTGCGCTGGGATGCTTCGGCTTCCACCCGCATCCGTTCACGCTCAGCCAATGCCGCCGCACCGCTCAAACCAGGCTCACTGGAATACAACGCCGCCAGCGCCGCGCGTAATCCGGCGCACTGCTGCGGTGTCATCGTGACTTTGCCTTGACGGCGGTATCCATTCGGTAAACGGTGACGGGCCATCATGCGGCCTCCTCACCAGCAACGGTGTGGCGTTCCTGACCGTGATGACCTGCGGCACAACACGCCTTACGCATCCGTGTTCTCCTGCTGAAACATCGCCTGCACTTGACCGCGAATCCCCAACACCGCCGCGATCACATCGTCGGATTCATCCAGGATGCGCCGCGCAAACGGCAGGTCATTTGTATCAATACGGCCATCGGCTAAGGCCGGTGCAATCACTTCCAACAACTGCGCAAATTCACTCACCAACTCAGCCACACCCACGACGCGCGCCGCAGGGTTAGCAGTGGGCAGACGCACCGGCAACACCCCACGCCGCCGTGCCAAGTCGCGCTCGCATTCGCCGCGATACGGCTCAGGCAGCGCCAACATCCAGGCATCCACCAGATCCGCAGGAAGCGTCTTAACCGTGCCATCCATGTAACGCCGCAGCACCTGCGCGTTATTGCGCATGTCTTCGGCAACATCATCGCCAATACGCAACGCAACGCCGCGCACGTCAGGGGCGGTGAGTGAGAGATATTTCTCGGCTAACACCATCGCAAACGACTGCGCATTCATTGCGGTTTGGTCCAACATGCGCCGCGTATATCCATAGATCACGCTTTGCAGCGGCGGCAGAAAACGAGGTTCACGCTTCATGCGCGCCTCCAATGGCAGGGGCACCCTGTCCGTTATGCCGAACATCACGCCCTGTCCTGGCCATCAAGAAAATAGCGCTGCACGTGCTGGTAGATGCAGTACTCAACACACTTCACCCCACGCGTGGACTTCGCGGCGTAACTCCAGGCACGTGCACGCGTTGCCGTCGATCGCCCCACACGTGCAGGTATATCCATATGGCTCGCCAGGCCCGCAGCGACGTCGCGGCGTGATGCCCTGCTTCTTCAGATGGACGAAGAAGGAGACACGTTCTGCGTCGCTAAGCAGGTCACTATGGAATTGAGCCTGCAATGTAGACAGGTCTTTGGTGAAGCCGCGTTCTTGAAGACTGGGCGCGGTCAACCAATCACGCACCGCAAGACGGGCGCGTTCGATCAGGGAATCCACGGGGTGACTCTTGGGAGTGAAAGCAGATGATTTAGGCCGCGGCATTGGATGCCTCCGGCCTGTGGTCTGTGGGGGCGGCACCGAAGATGTCTGGGCGCAGATCGTGGCGAGAAATCGATGTTGCAGACTCAATCGTTAAGACGTGACGAGGAGCCACCCTGCGACGCGATGTAACCCATTGAGACACTAAGGCGGGATGAATCCCGAGCAGATCCGCTAAGGCTTTCTGACTACCTAGCACTTCAACTGCCCTTGCAATTGGCTTTGACTGACTCATAGCACAAAAGATAGCAGGGCTATCTTTTGATGTAAGCAGCTTTGCTCATCGCCACAGCCACTTATTACTAATAGCATTGCTTTTATGGCGAGACCACCTAATCCAAAAACAAAAGAAGGACGTGTGATTACCGAGGGAATCAGGAACTCAGACTATACGCAGGCTAAATTAGCTGAGGAGCTGAACGTTACCCCGGGATTTGTTTCACAGTTTGCAACTGGACACCGCCCTGTTCCATGGAATAAGGCGGAAGAGCTTGCTGCCCGAATACGTCGAAAACCCGAAGAAATCAGCGAAGAATACCGAAAGATCAAAGCGCACTTTGAAAAGGTGCTCAATGAAGCACCTAATGAGAAAAACAAAGAAGCGAACTCCACACCAGCAGAGATTGAAGCCGGTAAGCGCTTACATGCTCAATGGGATGAACGCGCCTTTTCTTCTGGCTTAACCCAGAAGGAAATAGCAGAAATCCTTGACAGCACCCAAGACTTAGCCACCCAGTACCTTACCCGAAAAATCCCTCTGGACTATGAAACGCTCTCCCTCTTCTCCAGAGCACTCAACACCGCGCCAGAAATCATCAGAGGCACCTCCCAAAAACAGGGGGTAATGGAACCACAGGGGGTAATGGAATCCTCTACGAGTAATGAAAACTCATGGGCTGATGTACGCACTTATTCGCAACAGATGGGCCTAGGCACTACGGGACCAGAGATTGCGGAAAACGTGGATATTCACACAGTGAAATTCCGCAGAGACTCATTAAATAAACACAACCTAATCCCGAACAACCTTGTCATCATGCATGGCGCTGGCGACTCGATGCTCCCTTACATTCAATCAGGGGACTCCATTATGTTTGATGAGTCAGACACAACCCCCCATCACAAGCACATCTACGTGATCATCACCCCAGGCGCAGGCGCTGATGAGTACAACGTTAAGCGATGCATCATTGATGATAAGCACAGCAAGCGAGTTTTTTTTGCTGCCGATAACCCCGAGGGGGATCATGACTGGCAGTTACCCCGCTGGAAAGACGACCCGAATTATCCAATTAAGATTATTGGACGGGTGAGGTGGGTTTGTAGGTGGGTAGAGTAATTGCAACCACCTCTAGCGCCATAGCATAGAAGGTAGTTATCAAGCATTACCTAGCCCACCCATAATCATCATCCAGATTCCCGCTGCGTGATTCACGGCCCCGTGAACTCTACAAGCCAAGCCCGCTAACCGGAATAGGGAACCCCTACGCTCATAAAAATATCCGTAAATTATATAGCTTTATAAAAAAGCAGTCATTGACGATGTGGAATCAAATGGTATCGACGAGGGCTTACAGGAAAACCTACTGGCTCTGTTTGGAAGCAGCATAAAAAAAAGTAGCAACAACTCTTATCCATAGTGCTGAATTGTATACAACAGATTTTTTACATCTAAGGAACGCGGGTGTGATGGTTTCAAGTTATCCATAAAGCGGATTTTTAAAGACTCACGCAACGCATGGCACGGAGTGTTTCAGAAAGACAATATTAAACTCACAGTAATAGGCCACTTGGAAGAATGTAATTAATTAACCCCGCCCCACCTGATAGATAGCAATCAGGTGGGGACTTGACGCCGCTGCACCACTGCGGTACCGCCGCGGGTAAGGAGCGTAACAACTCCGGACATAGCGGCCCCCGCACCCGAAAACAAAGCGGTTTTTTTACGCCTGCACGTTTTTACGTCGGGAGGGCGGCAGCGATACAAGACCCTTTGGGGAAAGCTGCCCGCCGTCTGTTTCCGGTTGTTAACCTCCCGACACCCACGAGTGCGGCGCGCAAAAACGTCTCCCCGTGGTGATCTCACGAAACAGGAGACATTTTTATGACGCAGTTACCTGCTGCCGAGTGTTTTTCCGGCCAATCCCTTTCCAGAACTGAGGTTGCCGAGCTATGCGGTACCCCGCAACGCGCTCGCCAAGCTGCGTTTCTTAGGAAGAACGGCATTCAGCACTATCTGGATGCGCATGATTGGTCGGTCGTGCTGCGTGCTGCGATGCCGCCTTCTCCGATGGTTCCGCCTGTGTGGAAGTCTAATAAGGTCGCTTGA